CTCTGTAGGCAATGTAGGAGAAGGTGCGCACTGGCTCAAGGCCATAAGCCTTAAAAACTTGTTCAAAGGCTTGACAACGCTTAGGTTCCCCGTGACTTGGTTGATGTGCTGCTGCTGCTGCTGCTGCTGCTGTTGGCACTCCTAGACTTAAAGCAACCACAGTAAATATCGTTGTTAATCTGAGCATATGTCTCCTTGAACTTAGGGGATATAAAGCAAAAGCCCCTTAAGGGATAAGGGGCGTGTGACCTTGCTAGAGCCACACCTCTATTATACCCCACATACCAAGATAAGCAACTCCTCAAGATCAGCCAAGTCCTTATTATCATGGGGGATCACGCTTATATTTATTTTATTATCTAGATTTGGCGCAAAATCATTACACGCATCACAGTCACAGCCTTGTCTTGATCTTTCCATAGTTCCATGTGGTGCTAGTTGGGCGAGCCCTTTATTCCTCTGCACCTGAAGTCTCTCCTGTGGTGCCAGCCCGCCCCATACTCCATACATTTCTTTTTTACCGAGATCTAAACAATAATCCCACACTGGGCAAACACTACAGACTTTCTTGGCTATCACATGATACTTTTCAGGAGTTGTGGAATCCATTGGTGGGTACCAAAGGTCTTGGGCTTTATTTCTACACAATGCTTTCTCGGCCCAAGGAAGGCTCTCCATTAGGAATTTTCCTCACGGTACAACACCAACGCAATGATTGCGTAGGATGCGAGATCCAGCAGGGAGTCCTCTATACCTTCGTTCTTGAGGGTGCTTCCTTTAGCGGCGTGTTGTAGGCGAATAACTTTGTCGTTGGCGCGAATAAGTGTGCCAATCCAACTGGCAACACCCCATTCCTGTGATGCCCGCACATTCGCTAGTGGGTCATCCGCACTTCCGTAATCTGAACCTTTTTTCTCATGAACGTTTGCTAGTTCTTCCAAGATGGAAAAGAACATTGGGTGGCCGTATCTCGCTGATGACATTAATCCTCGTTTAAAGTAGTGACCCAATCTTTTAGACTGCTTACCGAGGTAAATACTTGAAGTTCCAAACGCTCTGCTTCTACTACCTCTAACTTTGCTGTTGCTGACCTCTTATTGGGGTTAAACACAGCATTGCATCGACTTAGTATTTGCAGATTGTATTCCATCCAAAACTCCGTGGTGTGCTCATACGCCCCAGCCCACTGTGGTTGTGGGTTTGGGAGTATAGGTACACATACGCCAGTTGTATAGAGTTTGTTAGCAACCTTTATAACCTCATTGTAGTCTTGTGTTGAATCAGTGGTTGTGGTAGGGCTTGTGATGTACACATGAGGTAGGAGTAGGTGAGCAAGGGATCTAAGAAACTCCTTATTCGCGCCTTTCTTCTCAATATCTTCAGAGTAATTTCGTAAGTAAAATGCTCCCATTACTCTGACCTGTTCATAGTACTACGAGCACCCAGATAAGCGCAAATTAATACAACAATCCCCAACACTCTTAATGCCCAAATAACACCCATATTCATACCTACCTGTGGTTCGTCGTTCCCACGACCCTACTACAGATTTAGAAGGTGCTGCCCTGGGACACGGCGATCTGGAGACGATCAATTGTGCTGTGGAGGCGGGATATCTCAGCCTTTAAGTCACCACATTCCAACACGCTTGATGTCAATTCAGACACCAGTAAATCGCGGTGCTCGGTGATCTTCTCATTGGCACTAGTCAAATCACTAGCCAAGGACTGGTAGTATGCGACTTCAAAAGTTTCCATTACTATAAATGGTACCATGCTCGGCATAGGGTTGTCAAATCCCTTCATCTAGGTTAAGTACATCCATATACATGGAGTCTGATTGTCGCGGGCCTAGACCACCGCTAGGCAGTTGTCGGGCGCTATCGCCCACGTGCTGGCCGAAGAGCCTGCTAAGTACACCGCTACTGCTTCTGGCCTCAACGCTTAGTTTGACCATGTCTCTTGTGTCGCCTATGTCTTTAAACTTCTCGATCAGAGAGAACAGCCTCTCTATCTCACCAGATAACTCTGGGTCTAATCCTTGTCCTTCTAGTTCTTCAGCGAAGCGGGCGAATAAGATTCTGCTTGTTTGCATCTCCAACATAGCCCTCATTGCACCGAGCAACTGGTCTTTAGTTCTGATTTCTACAGGCAACTTAAAAGCGCAAGAAGAATCTTCCTTGAATGCAGGGCACCTAGCACTTAAATAGCAACTATTACATTGCCTTAAAAGGTCTCCTTTGTATGAGATTACGGGTACCTTTTCAATACCCATTTCGTCAGAATCCTCAGCACCAGCAAGCCTTTCAGCAAGTTGTGGGGTGAATTGCTCGATACCCATGACTGGTAGTAATACTCTTTCCCTTTCGTGCCGCATGTCTAGAGGGTTAATAGCAATTCCAAGGGGTGGCAAAGCCGCGTTTGGAACAATAGTCGAAATACCTAAATAGTTACTATTAAGCCCATTTTGAGATAGACCTATTTCTTCCTCATCGTCCACTTCCGAAGGCTCATAGACCCCAAAAGTTGTGCTCTCCCAAGCCCGCCACGACACGATTGCTAACTTGGCTACCTCAGCATTATCGTCTTGAATGATGGCATCGTAATCAATACCTAACCTTAAAATGTCAGCCCTATGCTTCTTCCTAGATGAGTCTTTTTGCTGGGCGGGGTACCTACGCAAGGCGTGACCATCCCATATCTGGGTCTCCCCATAACGGATAGCAGATGTCCAAGAACTAACGATTACTGAGTCCCAAGGGAGCGCCTCGATAATGTCAGGCTTAGATGACAGGCCAACTAGTTTGGCGTCCCACCGACTGACTAAATTCCTTATACGAGAGATGGTCTTCCCGTTTACGGCCTTATCACTTACCGCCGCCCTACCGTGCTTCTGGCATAGCCACGCCAGTCTTTCCATGTCATCTGCGTCATTCCAGAGAGGTACATATCGTTCATTTAGCCATGTTCCATCGTAGTCAGCGCGGCCAACAATATAGGTAAGTTGCTCATAATGCTGTCTGATGAAGGCGTCGTACCTGTTTACATCTTCATCTGTTTCTGATGTGTACAGGGCGATTTCCCCACCAGCAAACAGGGTAGTTAGGTCTAACTCTTTCTTTTTAGGGATTGGCAAATGGGTTAGGTTTATTGCAAAACGAGTAACCCCCGCAGATTGGAGTAAGGTTCTGTGGGACGACTTTTCGGCGTTAGCAAAGTAAACTTTCATTCGTCTTTTGGTGTCCCTCGGTACAAGGATTGAACATCAAGTTCTCGTGTTAATTCAGCCCAAACTTGTCTTTCTCTAGGCTTATCATTTCGCCATTCAGGTCGTACAAATTGTGGCAAGCACATTAGTATGCAAGCCACTGCGTCCTTCATCACTAGTGTTACTGTCTCTGGGTTTGTATCAACAAACCAGTCAATCTTTCCATACACCGCGTTTAAGTCTCTAACCTTATCCCGCATAGCCTCTGGGCCTTTCCCAGTGGTTGTGTAGACAGCGGCATGCTTAAATCCTTCTCTTTTTGCCCACGCTGAGAGTATCTCTTCGGATAAACCGTCATCCGCGAGGATGACCATTCTTCCAGAATACCTAGCGTATAAGGCTTCATAGAGTTTCTGTCCCTCTGGGATAGGCTGACGTGCTCCTGGGGCCATCGCCTGCTCCGTTTGGGCGTAGGCTAAGACATCAAAGGTGACAACTAACATCAGTCGTACATCCCTTTTATTGTGCGTACCTTATGGGTCACGTATGCCTGTACGGGGCAGTAATGACACAAGTACTGTCTTTTCTCTTTTGGGATACCTATCTTTGTCCCAATGGTCTTACTCTCGTGCTCGTAATCAATACACCCATTTTTGGGGTCACTATGTCTGTGGAAGCATTTGATAGCCTCAACCTTTAGGTCATCACGCATGTGACGGACTTCGACCTCATTCTTCATGAGTTCTTTTCTGATGCCAGTCTCTCCATCCATAGCATCATAAGTTGCCTGATCTAGGCGCATTATTTGTGAGAGGTGCGATTCTGGTCTTTGATCCTGCGCCCTTTGTAGGTGCATCTTGATGACTTCTTGGAGTTCCATGTCGTACTGGACATCCCCGTCATAATCTCGCATCTTCATCATTGTTGAGCAGTTGTGACAAACTAACAATCTAGGCATTTTGTGCTACTTTCCTTTGTGGGCCTTTACTTGCTTATTCCTTATGGTTTCTTTGGTTTTTCCAAGAACTCTTTAGTTATCCTGTGAAAAACTGGATCTTGGGCTATCTTCCAACGAACTTCATTATAGTCAGGATTTTGAACTCCGTGTGCTGTAAGACTTGGATGCCCAATATGCCCCAATTTGTGCCCCATGTCATGCACCTCAGGGTCACTCATTTGCAGCAGTATCCCATAGTGCCCCTCAGAGCGTAATCTTGCGTCTAACTCACCTTTAGCAGTTTCAACAACATTAGTAGGAGGGAGTCGTCTGGGGAAATGTGAAATAGGGGAGGGTGTCGGGGGTGAAGACTGAGAAGGGTGAGCAGCCCTCTGCTTCTCTTGCTTCTTCTGGCGAAACGCCTCCATGTCAACGAGTTCACCCATAAGGTGTTCCTTAAAGAGCGATTACGGGGTTTGCTACCTCAGCAAGCGGACTACGGGGTGTCACACCATATTGCCCTTGCAGGACCATGTTGCGGTGAATAGACGTGTTGTCTTCCACTACACCACCACGATCTGGGGTTAGGTTCTTAAACGAACCGTCAGTAATCCCTGCTCGTAGGTCTTTGTTCTGGGAACGTGAGTCATTTACAGCCATGTGTATATCCTAGCATGTTGCGGTTAATGGGAAATTATCTGCCTGGGCCAATTCTTAGTCTCTTATCAATGGTCTGAGTAACACCAGCACCAAGAGTAGGGGCTGGGTTGTTGTTACTGTTCATACCACCACTAGCCGAGGCTCCTGCCCCAATAGCATTTGCGGAGTTATTGGTTGCTGTTTGCGTTTGTTCAGACGCCCCACGAGCACCTTTTTGGGTCTGAGTGATGTTGCCTACGTTACTAGCGGGAACCCCTGCTGCTCTTCTTGCGGCATCTCCAGCGGCTCTTTTTACCTTTTGCTCGTCAGTACGTCCGGCTCGGGGTGCACGAGGTTTAGCAGGAGCAACGGGAGCGCCTACTTCTTGCTTTTGGGTGACATTACCAATATTACTGGCATCAACGCTCTGATTATCATACGCGCTCTGCTTGTCATCCCCAAAGTTGACGGTGATATTACGGCTGTTGTTACCCCCTGCTGAGTCGTCGTACTCCCCACTATCAGTACCACCACTAGAACGAGTACCACCACTAGAACGACCACCACTAGAACGAGTACCACCACCACCACGGCCACCACTACGTTCAAGATCTGACCAGTTACCACGACTGTTGAGTTCGTTGCCCAACTGGTATGGGGCCATTCCAGTCATCTGTGCTAACGGGCTTCTGTTTAACATATCTAACATACCCCCACCATGAGGATACGCAGGCGCAGAGAAGTCCTTACCACCAGCACCAGACGAGCCAGCGCTGAATTGGGGTGCTGAGGCGGCAGGTGCTTGCTGGCGAGGGTTACGGCCCGTGGTGTTGCTCAACGGGGTCATGCCCACGCCACCAAATCGGTTTGTCATACCCTAATTATACCCATAAACTTTGCATCGAGTATCTTCCAGAACCACTAAACTGATCGTCATTCATCTGTGCCCTTTGGAACATAACAGGAGCACCTGATATCCAAGAACGATAGGTCGGGGCGCTCCTATCAATGGATAAGATATCCATCACGCCTAACTCCTGCTTAATGAACCCACGTCTTTCAGGCATCAGTTGCTGAGGAACCACTGGGCGAATTTCCCTAATAGTCTTTGGGTCAGAGACGGCTGAATCGAGGGCGATGTCCACCAGCATCTCTTCGCGTGACTGCCACGGTCTGCGAGTGCGGTGGTTGTCAACCGTAGGCATTACTTCTTCTTCTTCCTCAAACCATCATCTTTAGCGGCGCGTTTCTTTAGAGAGTCCACATCAGACATACTCTTGACGAAGGCTGTGTGCTTGTCATCTACATCTTTTGCGCCCCACACAGCAGCAGCATTGGGGTTGTCAGAGGGCACACGCTCTCCCCATCGTGATGGGTCTAAGTCGTCATTGGCTAACGGCCCAGCGATTACTTGTCCGCGATGATTAGTAGGCATTAAACGGGCATATTCTTGCTGCCGGTGCTCCATGCATACTTTTGCCCGCGATTGTAGGTGGCGGTGTACCCTTTGGGGGAGTTGAAAGAATGTGAATCTGTTTCTCCACCACCAGTGCTTTCGGCAGAAAACATATGAGTGTCTCCTACATTTCCCAAATATGTTCCGCTTGAAACACCACCAGAATTAGATGGGTTTGGTCTCCCAACCTGACGGTTTGGATGATTACGGGTGTCTTTTCCTCTAGCCATTATGATTGCTCCTTAGGGTTAAACTCTTCATTCAGTTTATCAGAGTGGGCCCTTGCTTCCCATTCTCTTTCATAGGGCGAAATAGATGGCTGTTCGCGGTATGTGCCATCCGCCTTACTCCCCACACGGTTCATAAAGCGCACCGTCCATTGACTCCCAGACTCTTTTGGCCCTGTGAAGTCCCTGAAATGCAGTTTGCTACCTACTCTTGGGCGAATAGTGTTGTGCTCCACAACTGAGTCTGTGATCCGAACGTGATAGTACCGCCCAGCACCGCGCTTATCAGTCACGAGTCTCTCGATCTAAGAATCCAGAGTTCTCTCTTAAGTTATTGAACCCGCCGTCATCCTCTTTTACGTTCGTGTGATTACAGTTACCGTCGTCGCATGATACAAGGCTGGCTCCTGCGGTTTCTGCTTCGGAGCGACGAAACTCTAGGTTTCTCTTGCCCAGCGCGAAAAACGGCCCATGCTGATTGCCAGACTTCATCTCCCAATGGAATGGAATCATGTTTAGACCAGAGCGAACACCAGACTCATCAATTGTGTGAACACCCTTGTCCGAGAGGTCGATTACTTCTTCTCCAGAGCCCATTACGGCTACTTGTTTCCCGAAGGAGGTTTACGTGTGAGGTCCGCAGGGGCCATTGGGGTAGGGACGAATTTAGCAGGAGCACCAGCGGCAGGAGCACCAGCCTTGTTTGTGCTACGAGCAGCACCACCAGCATTATCTGCTCGCGGGTGAGACCTCTTCACAGCGTTCCCGCCCGTAGACATCACATTGTCATCCGCGTTGTCTGAAAAGGCGTTCCCGCCCGTAGACATCACAGATGGCCTGTTACCACCACCGCTGTAGGTGTTATTACTACCCATACCAGCGTTGGCTCGGGAGCCTGCACCTATAGCATTAGCGGAATTATTGGTGGCAGTTTGCCTTCCACTTCCTTTTTGCGTGATGTTCCCTACATTAGTAGCGTAGACATCTCCAGTGTTAGTACCTGCAAAGGAGTCAGCCCTACTTGGTGGGGCCCATGGTGCGGCAGTAGGTGGGGGCGAAGCACTAACACGCCCCGTGCCTCGTGGTGTAGATACCGAAGGTCCAACACGGGTTCTATCTTCGCCACTTGGGGCGGATGGTGATGGTGGGGGTGAAGTGCTAACACGCCCTGTGCCTCGTGGTGTAGATACCGAAGGTCCAACACGGGTTCTATCTTCGCCACTTGGCGGTGTTGGTGGTGGGGGTGCTGTACCACCACCTGCTGGGGAAGACCTCGTAGTTGGGGATTCAGGCTCGTCTGGGTAGTCAGCATCCCTGTTGTCCTTGACATAGTCATAGGGCTTAGGAGAATCTGGGGCTTTACTTGGGTCGAATGCACGAGTAGTACCTGGCTTGTCCCTGCCTGCTTTCTTGTCCCATGCCGCATCTTTTGCATCTTCGCTAGAGCCATATGTTGGAAGCGATTTTCCAGACTTATCAGTGCTGGTCATGTATGGGCCACCACCTTTATTGGCCGCAATTTCTTTGGCCCTAGCCTGTGCATCCGTTGGAATGTTAGAAGCCTTCTTAGGTGCTGCTGGTGCAGCCTCAGCCGCTGGTGCTACCTCTGGTGCTACCTCAGTACTACCAGCATCCTCTTTAGGTGCTTTAGCAGCGTTCATGCGCTCTACTGTTTTGGCCGCTTGTGAACTTGGGCCAGAATCACCCTTCTCGTTAGAAGGCTCTATAGAAGCGGCAGCAGCCTTGATACGCGCAGTAGCAGCAGTAGCAGCATCTGGTGCTTTAGGTGCTGGGATAGTGTCCTTGGCATAACGATTGTCGTACTTCGTAGGGCCACTTGATTCAGGCTTGCCACGTTCTTTCAGGTCTTCAGCAATCACGGCTGGGGTTGCCTTGGTCTCTTTCTTTGCTTTCCTGGATGCTTTAGACACTGGGGCTGCTCCTTGCGTGGTTGGGGTTGCTTCTACGGGGGCACTTGCGGTACCGTCTGGTGTACGCCATTTACCCGATTTGATGAATCCTTGCTTAAGTTTCTCATTATGTTCCATGGCATCGTTGCTAAATGGTTCATTCGAACTTTTGCCTGTTGCTGCTTTAGCAGATGCTAGAGCAACGCCAAATTGGTCACCCTCCTCGGGGAGGTTATACCTTCCTGGGAGGTCCCCACTTACGATTTCTCCATAACCCTTGCCATACTTTTCCTTTGTTTTACCCAGCAAGTACCTCTTTGGCTTCTTTGCCGCGTCTTTTTGGCTTTGTGAAGGTATATCGTCACCATCTCTAGTTACTCTAGCCATTAGTTATCTCCAACTTGGACGAAGAGATTGAAGTTGGGCGCGGCGCTCTGCGTCAATGAACTCTTTGTTCTGCTTTTCGGCAGTACGCGGTATACCTTTGGGGCCAACTTTTCCATCATTAGTCAATTGTACAGGAATTGCACCAGGTGGTGCAAACTTCTTTCCTTCTTTTTCGTACACGATACCAGTCCAAAGGTTGAACTCTTCTGGCCAAACATAATCTCCTGGATTTACTCGTTCTCCCTTGTGTACCCCCCTGGAGTATTGGCGCTGATTACTTCGGTTTAGTGTGCCTAAGATCTTGTCCTGTCGGCGGTTAGACGACATCGTACCGAGGTATCCATCTGGATACGTTGTGTCTGCCATGGTTCCACGCCCAGACAACCGCTGATCCTTGTTGTTGCGGAAGATTGGCTCTGGCCCGAACATGGGCTGTGTACCAGCACCAGGTGGCTCACTTGGGCTACTCCAGTTGGCGAATGCCTGCTTAGACATTACCGATTACCAGCAATAGAAGGATTGGCCGTTGTCATAAAACCACCAGCAGCACCTGACACAGATGTGATGGGGCGTGGCTTCGCCTTCGGCTTTGGCTTTGGCTTAATACTTTTTGCGGGGGGGTTTACTTTGGTTCCCATAGAGCCTTAGTTTATCATCTGCGGGCGGCTTCTTGTTTCCCCATTCACGGAATGGTTCCTTGGAGTCATCACCGTTACCACCAGTCATGGTTTTCTTTGGTGGTAAAGGTGGTTTCTTCCCACCAGCGCCACCAGATGTCTTAGTTTTGTACGGGCGATCTACCATATCAAGGGCTTTCGCTGGGGACATCATTTTGGTGCGCTTAGTGTTTTGTTTATGGAATCCTTCCACGTCGGATCCATCCTTGAGTCAAGAACAACTGTGATCTTTCCTCGCCCAGTTGGTCGCTTAGTACCATGTTGTGGGGTTGGATCAGAATCTATGGAACCTGTGTAACCTAGATCAGGGTCAGACTTGGCCCAGTCGTAAGGTTGGGCGTCACTTACATTAGAGGGTTTAGATGGATTATGCGCTCTATCTATTTTCTCGCGGCGTTTTCTACCCTTGTACTCCTCCATGGAGATTACGTTGTCGGGGATACGTTTACGAATGAAACCCATGGTTAGTAATCCGAAGTCCTCGGACCATCATACTCAGGACCATCATCACGATTAGAGTATTGCCCAGTGTCCACTTCCTTCTGAGCCCTACGAGCCCTACTCACCTTAGAGAAAGGATGGTCATCTGGAGAATCATTCATTGCTTCAACTTCGTCTTGTCTAGATGGCACAGTATTCTTAAAGTCGTGATCTTCTGGATTGAACCCACGTGGGTTATACTTTTCTGCTTCTGCCCAACTCTCAACCTCTACGTAAGTGTTAGCGTGGGGACCAGCAATTGGGACACCTCTATGGTTCTTTGGCATTATTTACTCCTCTTGCGTAGGGCATTGAGATCTGAATCATCCTTGTTTTTGACCTTTTTGATTGGGGCATCATCTGTACCAAATTTCTTACGCAGTTCATCGAGGTTTGGACTACGCCATTGTACCTCAGTGTCGTTAGCATAAGGTCCCGCTATTGGGGCACCTCTATGATTATGTGGCACGATTACCTACCTTTGGACAGGTTTGAAACTGATGGCCGAAATTGACTCACCATTCTCCCCAACTATATCATCAAAGCCAATTATGTAACAAAGATCAATGCCCCGTGGGGCGACAAAACCACGGGCGATAGCACAAGCCTTCGTAGCCTGATTAACCGCAGAAGCGCCAATCGCTCTTACCTTTGGGTAATGCCCCGCGACAATAGACCTAGCAAGGATGGAACCCACACTCTGGGGGTTGCTACTTCCGCTTACCTTCAGGACATCTTCGACTTTGGAATGAAGTTCTGTGGCCATTTTGACTCCTTGTTGTTGTAAATACAATAGTCAATGGTATCACCTACTTAAACTGTGCATCCTGAAGCAAAAGCACCATATCTGAGAGCCTCATCACTGCATAACTGTCTCCTAAAGCCTTGGCTCCTTTCCCAGGGCGCTTTACTACGAGCAGTGGAACACCAAGCGGTCCTAATCTCTCAGCCTGTTCTACGGTGGCGTTTAACCACCCACTAAAGTCGAATGACTTCTGGTTCTTACATTGGATAGCCACCTCGGCAAGTGTGGTGCGTTGAACAACGCCGTGGATGTCTCCAGAGTCCGCAGCACCCGCTAAGGCTGTTCTACGAGCGTGGGGGAAGCCTTGTTCCTTTAGCCAACCTACGATGGCGGTCTCGAATGACGTGCCTTTACTTTTATGCTTGTTCCCCATCACGAGCCTCCTGTAGTTCGTAGTACTCCAGGACATTGCAAATTTGGTAGAGAAATGAAGGGACAAATTCAACGTGAACCCGTCCCTTGCCTTCCTTAATGGTGTCTGTCAGTAACCTAAGTGTCTGGCTGAGTGTCATCTCGTCGTCCATGTTACGCCCCAAACCTATGGGTACGGTGGTCCATTGGCGCAAGACTAATCCTTCTGCTCAGTTCACGAGAGACAACTTGGGCGCTTCTTTCACACCTGTCAAACACTGCGTCTACCAACTTTCTGTAGGCGCGGCGCTCTAGGTGAACCATAACTTGCTCGGTTACTCGTGGGTCTACATCTCTCTTAGCCTTAGCCACTGTGACCAAGTCACCCTTAGCCTTGTCACCCCACTGCTCGATGAGTACACAAGACTCTAGGTGTTCCAAGATGTTACGCTCACGCTCCTCATCAATCTCTGCACCCACTAGTTGCATCTTGGCGTAAATTAACCATGCCATGAACTCTGTGTACAAATCCATCAAGTCAGCGTCGTGTAACTCTCCGATTTGTAGTGGGAGGTCGGGAAGTATCCCCTTCGGCCTCTTCGGAAGCGGGAACCTCTCCAAAAACCGTTCCATCTCCGTGCCATGTGTCTCCGTTATACTCATCTGTCCTCCAGCATGTTTCTTTATATGGGCAATACTTACAACCAGAACTTGTGGGCTTCTCCGCCCACATTGGCCGCATCGGTGGTATCTCTTTCTCTAAGGATAATAGAAGCCTCCTACAGTTGTCAAGTATTGGTTGAACTAAATCTTTGTTGAACCGCAAGGAGAACTCCTTCACGTCTTGCGTTGGTTTCCACTCATACAGATATACAATCTCGTGGATACCAGTGCAGTACATGTACAACAGCCCTTGTTTTATGTGACTAGGGAAGGGTTGCCTAATCTTCTTCCACAACCCGTCTAAAGTTAGTTCCTTCTTTTCGTAGGCCTTAGCCAAATCTGGTGCCTCAAACCTAATTGTACCCAGTCCCACGGACTTGATCTCAATGAGGGCCTTACCTTGTGCATCGGAGATGATCCCATCAGCGTGTCCAAGGATGTGGTGCTCTTCGTTGCTTAAGGGCACTTCCTTGTATTTAGGGTGGGGTGACCCACACGACGGACAGTTGTGCGGGGCGATTGCCCACCACTTGTGCTTACATACATCACTAGCACAGAGCCAGTTACCCTCTAGAACTCCAGCGTTGTGCAACCACCTCTGCCACTTGGCATGGATGTAGTGGCCCTCTTCAAAAATATTAAGCCTCGTGAATGAAAAGGATTCAGCATCTTTAGGCTTGTCTTTTATTGTGTACCAAGTGGCTCTAGGGCACCAATCACGCTTGGCTAAGTCACTGGGGTGTAAGTGCTTAGTGTCTCTACCGCTGTCTCTGTTCTCTTTGTCTTTAAGTATCTGTAAGGATACGGCGGGCAAAATACGCCCTTGCATCATAAGCAACTTTTTGTAATCGTTGTAATCACCCATGCTGTCCCCTGTATTTATTCCTAGCGTAGGCTCGCCTGTTATGGATTAGTTCCATTTGTGCATCATAGTACTCTCGTGCGCGAGTTGGGTCAATTAGCCTGTTTTTATGGTAGTTATTGGCGAGTTTTAGACTTCTCTGTATCTGGTCACTGTTCACTTGTCATCTCCAAGAAGTCATCTTCGTGCAACACTACATACTTTTTATTGCCGATATCGAACTGTAGGAGGGGAATCCTATCCTCAAGTATTGCTCTTTCCCTCAGTTCTGCGAGGTCTTTTACCTTTATGGTTATCTGCGTTTTCCCAATCGTAAGTTTGTTTTCGACCAGAAACTCTTTACTGCGGACATCGTTCTTACGAAGCCAACCACTACCAGAGCCAGCGTTACGACTACCCTTATATGTATCAGCGGCTCTTTTCTCTTGCTTAACTGATTTCTTAAGTATTCGTTTTTTATAGTCACGTGGTTCTCCTCCTAGGATTGTCACCTAGACACACCATAATGTGTCTCAACTTGAGCGATCAATTTACGTTGAAGGTCCATGTCTTCTCTAAATGCTTCCAGCATCTTTTCCTTACCCTGCCAACGGCCTTCTCCGTATGAGTAATATGCTCCTGCTCTGGTTATCACCTCTATGGCAACTCCAATATTAAGCATGTCTTTCAACGTATCGAAGTTTCCTTTCTTGAACCCCTGAACGTCGGCAAAGTAGAAGTCAATGATGGCGGATTGATTCGGCCTGTGTGTTTTATTCTTTAGGGTGCGTGCTTTGATGGTTTGGCCAACGACTTCATCTTTGTCTTTAAGCCACTCATCTCTCCGTACTTCCACTCGAACGAAATACGCAAAGTTCTTGGCGAGTCCACCTGGGGTTGTCCTATTGTCGCCCCACATGACGCCTATCTTTTGACGCCACTGGTTAATCATTAGCCCAGTACAGGTGCGCTCATCATTAATCAGGGAACGCTTCTGTGCCTCAGACGCCTTACGAAAGAACTTAGATGTGAGGCGAGCACCAAGACCCATCGTAAACTCTTCCATTGTCTTTTCTGACTCATCATTGGGGACAAGTGCTGGGAGAGAGTCGATGACAACACAGTCAGCAGCACGATTGGCCATGATGTTGATTACTAGGTTGTAAGCCTCTTCCATACTATTTGTCTCAACAACCCATAGACGGTCGAGGTCCACACCAATAGAGAGGGCATATTCAGGGACAAATTCCTCAGCAGCAACCCACACGGCTACCCAGTCAGGATTTGATTGCTGGTTAGTGGCAATAGTCTTTAGGGCAAGTGCGGTTTTACCAGAAGATTCATCTCCGATGATTTCCGACCACTGATTTACAGGCCAGCCACCGCCAAGCATAATGTCATAGGACAGCACACCAGTGCTAATCCTTTCTAACTTTAGTCTTGCTTCATTTCCCTTAACAATAGTTCCTGGGCCATGTTGCTTGTTTACTGCTGAGATTATTGAAGAAAGACTACTCCACTGCTTTTCCATGTATTGCTCCTAGTTGTTCTACGATTTATACAGACCATGAGGACTGATCCGCCTGTTCATACTTGCCATTCCACCCGCACTCAAAGCATCTAGGTGCTGGGGAGATACCACTCATGGATGCGTTTGCTCTACTAAAGATGTTCTTGCTTCCGCAGCGTGGGCAGGTTAACCCACCGTCTAGTCTATGCCCCTCCCCACCGCTCCACGAGCGTATCGCGGTACCCATGGTCGTTTCACCTGTAGAGTTATCCCGCACAGTGGTGTTAGTGGGCATTCTCTGCTCCGCTAATGTCCTTGCCTGTTGCTGGAGGGCTGGGATGACGTGATTTGGGGTATACGGAACAGACCTACGCTCCTCTGTAGGAGCACCAGACAAGGCTTTATCCCACCAACTACTCATTACATAAACCTTCCCATCAACGCGATCTTTTCAGTAGTCAACAACTTCTGAACAAGAGCCATACCAAACGATAGCAGAACCGTCTTAGACCCCGCAATCATCTCCGGAGTTGGTTTTTCTGTGTTCTCATTGCTGGAGTCTAACACTTCACTAAACCAATTCACAGACTCTATTACTTCCCCGTACACACCAAGTTCCTGCAAGATATCCCATTGGGCGTTTATTAAGGCGTCTTCCATTGTCGCAACTTCTGGAGAGGCTGCTAGGAAGCCCATATTGGCTGCTAACCCTTGTCCAGAAGGCAGTGACAACATGAGACAGAAATTGCGCTTTTCTATAACTTTGCTCATTTTCCTTTTGCCTCCGACCAACTCGTAGATGCGTGACATGAAACTCTTAATGTGACCCCCATAATACTCCTATTATGCCCCATGGCACTCATTAGCATCTCTATGGTTTCAGACTCTCTGCCAAGAGGGGTGGTGGCTACTAACTCATCATGTATCTGGAGCAGCATGTGGGAGTCACTCCCCTCAAACGCTTTGTATACGTCTATCATTGCTGTTTTACAAAGGTCTGCGGCACTCCCCTGAATAATTGCGTTGATGGCCTGGCGTTGTGCCTGTGACTGCAACTCCCTGCTTGGGTGGTTTAAGTTAGCAAGGCGTCTACGCCTACCTGAAATAGTGGTTACATACCCAACTTTGGTTGCTTTTGCTATCGCTACCTGTTTCCACTTGGTCAACTCAGAGAAGTTACTGTAGTAGGCGCGAAGAATCTCCTCTGCGTGGTCATCCTCAATACCCGTTACACGAGCAAGTTTCACGGCCCCACCACCATAAGCGGTTAGAAAGTTTACTCCCTTACCAATCTGCCTCTGCTCTGCTGTGACATCCTCTACGGGCACTTTAAACACGGCGGCGGCGGTGGCGGTATGAATGTCCTCGTTGTTCTTAAAGATTCTTAGTAACTTTGAGTCCTGACTAAACATCGCCATAACTCTAAGTTCTATCTGGTCATAGTCCGCCACCAACATCGAGTACCCAATTGGGGGAATAAACAAACTTCTAATCGTAGAGTCTCTAGGTATGTTCTGTAAGTTAGGGTTAGATGATGACAACCTGCCCGTATCGGTTCTGTGTAGGTGGAACGATGGGTGCAATCTACCCTTGTTCAGTTTGGGTATGAGCCCGTCAACATAAGTTGATTTTGTTTTCTGTAGTTCCGCGTAGCCCAACAGAAGGGGGATTAACGGATGCTTATCTAGCAACTTCGTTAATGCTTCCTTGTCTACAGATGGGGCACCCTTCAGTGTTTTCTTTACAGGCTTAAGTCCAAGACCCCCATCCCGCTTCTTGTTGAACAAGAACTCTTGCTTCTCTTTATTTGAGTCAGGATTAAAGCCTGAGTAGGAGTGGTCCGCAATAGCCAACAAGCATTCTTTTTGGCGAAGTTCTAGTTCTTTCCTAAGGGTCTTTAGAGCCTTACTGTCTACTAAGATACCGTCATCTTCCATGTGCATCAGCACTTCTAGCACCTGCATGTCTTGTTCGACTACCTCTTGAAGTGACGGGGTCAGCCCTATCTTGGCAAGTAACTTTTTATACAACAACCAGGTCCACCTAGCGTCAAGGTGTACATACCTACAGGCTGCACCAAAGGGGACGCTGTTGATAACGCTGGCTAACTTCCCTTCTCTAGCATAGGCAGAGTGAGAACCAAAGTTGTGGGCGATTAAATTAACAAGGGAGAAGGACTGAAGATTCTCATCCTCAATGTGTTGGAGTACCATAGTATCCATGTATGGTCCTGGGGGAATCTCCCCGTAGTACTTCTTAAGGGAGCGAGCATCAAACTTAACGTTGTGCCCAACCTTAGTTAACGGGCTAAAGAATAGTGGGCGCAATATCTCAAACACGTCATAGCGTGTCAACTGCTTAGGAGGGTCTGAATACACCCCAGGGATTAGGTAGCGAGCCTTTGCTAAGGACTCCTCACCACTTTTGAGCACCTTACGGTAGCCAACTGGAGGGATAGTGTCCCCATCGCCACGCTGCTCTGGGATGAGTACTTCCCCTTGTAGGTGCCCCATGGGGATGGCCCATGAACGCCCATGTGTAGCAATGCCTATCCAAAACACTTCGTTTCGTAATGGGTCTAATGCTAGGTCTTTTAAGTAACGTAGTTTAACTACCTCAGTTGAGCGGGTGACTGTGTCAGCCGTGGGGCTCTTAAGCGTTGTGATGTGTTCCGCGCACTCTTTTAAAAAGTGCTTGTTAACATCATCATGGCGCTCAAGAATCCCACGGGACTCAATATCAAATGCAAAGGCTCCAGCGTTGGTAACAACCTCAACTAGATCTTGCAACTGCTCAACGGTTAGTACCGTTTGAGCCATGTGGTTTACCGAGCGTCTAGCAACTCTGTTGCAATAGCAAGCAACTCAGCGCGTGTAGGGATGCTTAAGATGCTGGCGTCATACACGTTTGTTACCAACGATGTCATCTGCTCATCTGAGATGGCAACAAGTGCCCACTCTTCCAAGTCACGCTCACGAACCATCTGCAAAACAGTCTGAGTCTGTGAACCCTTGCCTGTTTTTGAAACTGCCCAATAATTCTTGGACAGTGGCCCTTGGCGTGGGTCGTTGTGAAAGTTCTTCAACTGGTCGATCAAACGCACACCGACCTCGAAGGACTTTACAGTCGTGTCTCCGCTTTCATCCATTAGCCCGATGTTAAAGGCGAACTTAGTGCTTGGGCGGTTTCCAGCGTCACACAGTGGACAACCCTGTGGGGAGTCATGTAGACAAGTGAAGGACTTCTGACCCGTGCGCTCAATCCAGTGAGTCCTAAAAGATGCGTATGGCTCATCCTCTAGGAACTTAATTACCTGAGTTGTCTCAAGAACCTTGAAACGTTGGGCGAAGTCAGAAGAGGCTTCCTTGATCTTTTCTGCTGCACCCCAACCGCGTTTGATGGTGCGGGCGACGGGGGCTGTGGCCTTTGCTGGTGTGTCATCGTCATCGGCTTCCTTAACGGATATGCCTGCTTGTTTCTTTGCTGTCGGAGTAGTGAACTCCGCTTCGTCGTCTGTCTCGAAGTCTTCGTATCTGTTCTTTGTCATGTTAGTTGTTTGCTTTCTGTGTTGGGTGTTTATGTGATTATGCTTACTTTTTCCAGTTTTCCTTGATGTGTTTTGTGAATGCTATCCAAGCCGCTCTTTCCGAAACGGTCCTATTCCGTGAGACAAGACCGAACTGTTGAAGTGACCGTAGTAGTAACTCTACCTGATGTTTGGTGTATAACCTACATCCTTTTACAGATTTACCAGGAATTTGTGTCCCCGTTGGCTTGTCTGTCCTATAGGTGGCGTTGGGGATATAACCCCTGGATTCCCACGCCCGTATGGTGGTTGGGGACCTATGTAATAGACTAGCAACATCTCCAATCTTATAAAAGGGGGTTTTCTCACCGTTCACTAGAAAGTATACGGGCTTAGTACCATAGAAAGGATCGTCAGTTAGGTTCTTCGCCTTTACTGCTGCCCTGCTTTTGGGAACCGTCGAACCTGGGTAGTTCTTGTTGGCGGCGTCTATGCCTTTAGCGCCCATACTTCCTTCTCACTGTAGAACGTCTTTAGGGTCTCCTGAATGGCGTCATTATTCCAAGCCAGTCCTAACAACTTGTCTTCGCTTAGTACCTCAATGGTTTCTTTTACAGTGTCCCAGTGGCCTGTCTCTTTAGACCATGCTTCAGCAGCGGCGCTATTAAATGACTTAGTCAATCTACGCTCTCGCTTAATTTCAATGTCCCCCATCTCAATCCAAAGGTTTCCCTTCTCGTCAGGCTTACCGTGTGCCAGTAGTGTCCCTGTCAGTTCAGCCTTAAACCCATCAACTCGCTTTTGCAGGGCTTCCAAAAGTCCTTTGCTGCTTCGGTACTCCTCTACCAACTTGCGTGTGTACTCAACGTCTAGTGGTGTGCTTTGTGGGGCTTCCCGTTTTATGTTTGCCATGTTATACCTCGCTGTTTGTTATGAATGTGGATAGTGTGCTTAAGTTTAATTGGAAGTTTCCGCTGGTGTCGTAACCACCATCTATGAAGGCTTTATTAATCCCTCTCTTTTGTTGCAGCATTTCATATTGCCGTTCTTCAATACTTCCCTTCATTACGAATGACACAATATTAACATGCGGGAACTCAGATGACAACCTTATGATTCTGGCTTCGCGTTGGTCTAGTTTTCCAGCGGACCACGGAAGGTCATATGATATAAGGTAATTAGCGATAGGTAGGTCAACACCATACCCTCCTGCGTCTGACGATAGAAACAATCTTGTTTTTGGGTCTGTGGAAAACTGCTGTTTAGACTTGTCCCTGTCCTTCATAGCCATGTCACCCATAAACAGCACACTGTTCGTAATGCTTGCTGATGCTTTTTGGATGAGGCGCAAATTGTTCTTGAAGAACGAAAACACTACAACCTTATTGATTGGGTCTTCGTCCAATACTGTCTCTATGTATTGAAGCACCGCATCAAGTTTTGGAGTAGCGGTTGATTTGTTCAAGTAACCTTTAGCAAGCATCTGTGCCGCGTGTTGACTACCCTTCCCCGCTCCGTACAAGTTGTAGTTGTTGGCGGAGTTAACGACTAGTTCTGGGTTGTCACAGAACATTCGTAGGGTTGTCAGGCGCGACATTATCTCACCGCGTACTGCATCTCCCTCTTTACCATAGTAGTGGGACCACAGATCAAAGTTGCCCCCATGAGAATCAAGCGCCTTCTGGATGCTGTCCAATAAGTCTTCCGCCAATATCTTGTAAGTTATGGCCCCGCTGTAGTCGAAGGGAACGGGTATGAAGTGTGTGATTACTTGGGGGAGTTGGTCTGCTATATCTTCTCGTGTCTTGCGAATCATTACTGGGAGCATGCTCTCATGTAGTGATCTAAGGTTACGATACCTTTTTGGTCTCCCAAACCCGTCTCGAACGATGAAGGTAGCATCAAAGATAGAGAACTTCCCCAATACCGCTGGGTTAACAAACTCCATAATTGAGAATAACTCTTCTGGCTTATTCTCAATAGGTTGACCCGTTAGTGCAAAGCGGTAGTGGTACTTTTTACCTATCCTCTTGAGTAGTCGAGAGCGCTTTGTTCGTGGGGTTTTAATCATTGTCGCTTCGTCTACCACGATGGCGTCAAACACATGCTTCTCATACAGCGGGAGGTCGTTAATCAATGACTCAGAATTTACTACAACGTAATCTACGCTTATCGCTGTCCTCCATAACTTCTTTCTTTGTGAGGCACTGCCATCAATAACTGTTACCTTAGCGTCAGTAAATTTGTGGATCTCTCGTTCCCACTGAAACTTTAAAGAGGCTGGCACCACAATAAGTGTCTTAGAAATGTCTCCTCTGGCTTTGAGTGTTTCCAGCGCTGCGAGTGTCGTTACTGTCTTCCCAGCGCCCATCACCAGGGCTAACAACATCTGGCCACGGTCAATCATTAACTCTGCGGCCTCTTCTTGAAAGGGGTACAACTTACCCTTAAACATGGGACCACCATGGGAATACCGATGCTTTACTGAGGGCGGTCACTATGTCTTCGTGTCCCATGTCCCCAATGTCTTTCGCATCTGTGTGTGAGTACTGCAACCACTTTATGCCATGGCGGAATGCTGGCAACTTTCTCATAAGAACTTTTCCAGAGGCTATCCCAGCCGCATCGTTGTCTAGGGCAACAATCAGTAGGTCAACAGAATTTGCTAACAGTGATATTTGCTCTTTGCTGACATGTGCCCCAAAGGAGGATAAACCACTGCAACCATCAACGACGGTAGAAATGCGGGCTACGTCTAATGGGGACTCCACCAATACTCCAATGGAACTACTCAGCGTGTCCAGCCCGAAGAGTGTCTCAGACTTCTTAACACCCTGTGGATAGTTACGAACCTTGCTTGGTGACTTCTCCTGCCACCCCCACAACTCTCCATGCTGAGAAACTATTGGTAATACCCATGTTTGAGATTCCCTAACAAACCTAATACCATGCTTACTAGCAGACGCACGATCAATCCCCCGTGTGCGTAGTCTGTTATCTGATGGGGCGGCAAAAGCACTGAAGGCCTTCCAATCAACCTCTGGGCGTTTTTCTACAACCTCTTCAGAGTTTAATCTGTCCAATCCTGCATGTACTAAAAAGGAGTGCACAGCAATAATGGAGTCTGGTTCACCTGTAAGTTCCGCAACAAGACTGGATAGTGTGCCCCGGGCCCCACAGGAGTGGCACAGCCATAAACCGTTGTGGGCATTCATAGACCAAGACGGTGATTGGTCTGCCTTCCCAACACGTTTAATGTGCACTGGGCAACGGGCTGAGATCTCCTTTTCACCAACCCGCTTAACCTCTACACCGAGTTGGCGCAGGATGTCGGCTACGTCAGTAGTACCATTTGTCACTCTCGTCTGTGTCTGCATCATCACCCGCCCCCACTTCTGTAAAGTCCATGTTGTCCCAATCCCAGTTAATGCGTATCTCCCCAAGAGGTGCTGAACGAGCGAGTACAACGCGAATGATTCCCTGGTTCTCAATGTCTGGGTCAGACTCAATGGACAAGATCAGGTCTGAGTCTTGGGCGAAAGATGAAGTGTAGCCAATGGCGTCAGCAGTAACTCTACGAGACTTCTTATTACCTAACTTCCATGCCAAGATCTGAGTTGTCCCAACCACGGGGATGTCTGCATTCTGCGCCAACCTCTTCAGTCCGCGTGTGATGTTTGTAAGGGACTGTGGTGACCCCTTAGGTGCGCCATGCTCATCATCCATTAGGTACACACCGTCTATGAACAGGATATCTGGGCGGTACTCCTTGACCTTTGCCATCAAGGAACTAACGGTCGTTAGTGATGATGTGTCCTCAGAAATTACAAACGGGTGCATGTTCTTACGTTGTCTAAGGGTTTCCTTGACCCTATCAAACTCTTTGTCTGTCATAGACCCTCGTAGGATGTTGCTGTAGGGAACCTTCGCAACAATGGCGTCATAACGAGAGGCCTGTTCTTCATAAGACATCTCAAAGGATACAAAGAGAGGGCGTTTTCCATGAAGGTGGGCAGCGTTTGCCATCATGAGTGTCATCAATGACTTACCCTTTTTGGCTTCACCAACAAAGGTTACTAACTGTTGTGGACGTAAGCCCGATGTGATTCTGTCGAGCGTGGGGATTCCAGTTGGTATTCCACGAAGACCATTAGGGGTTTTGCGCATCTCGTCATAACGTGCGACACGCTCTTCCCATGTATCAATGAGGTTGATGTCCCTAAGACGAGCCACATCTGCGCCCGCTCTCTCCACACCAGACGCGAGTATCTTAAACGCTGCATCCGTGTTCCCACTATCCAGGGCGGGCATAGCAGAGGACATAGCCTCAACGAGATTCCGCTGTCTGGAGGCTTTAAACACCTCTCCAATAAGAGAACTAAAGGGCTCATTAGTTGCATCAACAAATGTGAGGTCGCCAAACTCTTGCTTGACCGCACGAACAGTTGGGACGGCATCATGGTCGCGCCAAAAGGTGAGCATCCATGCCCATACAATGGACCACTCAGTAGTTAAGTGCTCTGCTTTAACCCCATGTTTTAATGGGTATGTAAAGTCTGCTTCTTGTATTACCTTACTAACAAGTAGATGCTCGGCACTAGACATTAGATAGACCACGCTGTGTTTGGAGTAACCACTGTAGACCTAAATCCAATTATCTGAGCCTGTTCTTGGTCTGCTGTATATATCTTGGTTATGCCTCGATTAAATTGAAGGTCGAAGGCCAAATCTTCGATGTTGTCGTAGGCAACTACGTTGGTCGCTATACCTTTGCGCGATAACCAGTTCTCGATAGCGCCACCGATACCAGCATTTAACAAGGTGTACACCTCAGTACCAATCCCAAGACGGTTAATGGCATCCCCTAAGTATTTTATTGGTAGAACGTTTGGTTTCCACATCTTTAAGTACGCTTCCCACTTTTCTGTCTTTAGATAAAACTTTGCCTTTATTGCAGCAACCCCCTCAGGTGCTGATGCCAGAACGCCTTCAAACATTGTCGCCTGCATTTTTGATGCGTATGGCGCAAGATCATTTCTTTCCATTACTGGTTAACCGATAATCCTTCCCCGAGAACGGAATTGAGAGGGTGCATTCTTGAAGAATGGATGGTAGTCGCTTACCATACAGTGTGTCAAGTCTGTCGATTGGGTACTCCGAAGTCACTATGGTGAGCAACTTCTGTTCATAGCGGCTGTTGAGCATCGTGGTAATCGCCTTCTTAGTATAATCTGACTGCCTCTCCATCCCCAAACCATCTAGCACAAGAATGTCGTACACCGAGTAGATGTATTTAATCATGTCTGGGTCCCCGTACATGTCATCAAATTCTCGATCTTTCTTATTCATGTGGTCAAATACTGCTTCCATGTACTTGTCACTAGTTACGAAGAAGCCACCCAGTTGTTTGGTGAACACGATTTCTCGTAAGAGTGCTGCTGCTATGTGTGTCTTTCCTGTACCTGTTGGGCCGCATAGATACAAGCCCTCCCCAGACTCTCTATTTGTTTCAAAGTTTGTTAACCACCCCGTTAGCAAATTAACAATGTCAACCCCGCCTTGATGCTCGTACTCCGCAAAAGTCTTCCCCATAAACCTCTTTGGAATGTGTGCGTTTGCTACCCGTTCTAGGGGTGAGCGATTTCTCCAGTATCTTGCTGAGCGCCATTCGGTCATAAGTATTTTTCCAATCTTGAGTCCAAAATGTACTCTGAGTCGTCAACAACAGCAACCCCAATAGTCACAAGTTTGAATAGTTTATCTTGCTTGGCAAGGAATCCTCGCCAGGCTGAAACCTCAATTGGTAGTGGTGTTTGCTTAATCTCCTTTGCGAACAGATCAATCATCTGGTACATCTGATTGGATGTCACTCCCTTCTCACGCATGTTCTTGAATGCCTTTGTTAAGGCTGGGCCGTTTACTGGTGCGTTCAGTGTCATGGACGACGACGTTGTAGCCTCTCGAAAGTAACTAACAAGACGAAGTAAACTCCCAGTCTTTTCTAGTGGGTGTACCACGCCTTCATCTATGTCCTGTCCTATGGATTTGACATCCCAGTCGTCAGTCTTTCTTATTTTCACCATAATGTGCAACTCGAATCCTTCTACTGTTCTCAACTGGTGTTAGGGACATTGCTGTTCCCTTTAGCGGCTTACCCTTTTCATCCGTTCCAAGAGTTTCGTACTCCCACATCCAGCGCATCGTTCGCTTCATAACAGCCCCTCCTCTAATGTCTCGTATTGGACGAACTTTCCCTGCCCATAACGGATGTAATGTTGAACCTCAAACTTCCGTAGCCGTTCCACTTCATGTTCCAAGAAATCAATTCTAGCCATTAACATGTCTCGTTCTTTAGCCATGCCAATTATCTTGTTCCTGCCACTCATCAATCTCCTCCCTCATCACAGGAGAGGTTATATGCAGTTATTTCTTGTTGCTCGGCATCTCTTTTATCCAAGGCGTGGAGACGGTTTGCTTCAGCCGAGGCTTCATCTTGCTCAATGTCCATTATCTCATTTTCATAATGTATGCGCAAAGAACTCATGGCTATCTCAAACTCATTATCTATCTCAACAGTGTCTAAGACACGTCTAGTTGTTATCTCTACGATGTTTTGCATAAACACTGCCAGTGCATGATCCCGTGGAAATTGTGACATGTTATTCTCTCCCGCTACTTATGAGGTCTATCGTTGCGTTGAACCGTTTGTTTGCAGATTTCATTGCCTCATTGTAAACCGCCGCGAATGCTTTGGTTGACTCATTGTATTCGTCCAGCGCATCCGCCGTGGTCTTCTCATAAAGTTCCCCCGCCTCAGCGTCGAGTTCCTCTTTGGACTTCTTTGCTTGCTTCCCCTTCCACTCAGCATCTTTTTCAATAGTAACTTTTGACAGACGATTACTTGAATGTTCAAAGATAACAACGCCTTCTGGCTTCATGTAGCCTGGGGCGGCAAATGAACCACGCAGCCTCAAGCCAGTGAGCGCTTCCCCGATAGCCGATTCAGCCTCAAGCCATGGGATGTTCCCCGCGATCACGGGAACACTACAGAGTTTCGGCGTTAGAAATGGAACCTCGAACCAGCGAGAGATGTTGAACAGGCTGAATCGTTTATCACCGTTGAGAAGTCCGTAGCCACGATTGATGCTTGAACCCCACCACTCGCCATAGTGATGGCCCACGCCAAGATCTGCTGCCAGTGTGTCTTTGTTCTCTTGTACCCAACGGGCGAAACCATGATTGTCTGCCTCTTTGGTTTCGTAGGACAACCACCGTGTGCGGCCACCAGCACGGACATGGAACTCATCCAGAATCTCTGGGTGCTGCTCGATTAAAATTAGACCATTTGAACCATCAATCTTTTCGGTGATTGTGATTGGTCTACGATGGCGCGGAATCTTTCCAAATGCTGGGTACCGCTCTTCACGCACTTTGTGTTCTTCTATCACTTGTTGTCTCCTTCTGTTATACCGCTTTGATATTCTTCTAGTTTGTCTCTATCCTCAGAGTAACTGTTCCAAGCCATCTGCTTGAGTGGGCCAGGTGCTGTTTTACGCCATCTGGCTAATGTCTCTTGGCAATTTGCCTGAAGATGTTCCAGCACGATATCTATCTCGGCATCCATATCAGCCTCCTGTGGGAGGATACTCTACATGTTCTCCAGACTCTCTGCAAGTCTTCTCCGTGATTAGTTTGAACTGACGTTCCCACTTAGGGTCCGACAGAAATAGGTCTTTTTCTTTGGTTTGGTTTTCTCCCCCTTCTAGATTATGATAAGTCTCTATAGATTGGGTGTCACTGGGGCCACCCCCCGAGGGTGTCCGTGGTGACACTAGGGTAGTGCCTGTGGTGACACCCCCCCTAGTGTCTGTGGTGACACTACCCCCCAGTCCAGATGCTGGGTTGTTGAAGTCAATCGTGTACCTGTTTGTCTGATTACTGCCCTTTGTTCCACGACGAACCTTCTTGTGTATAACCCCAATTTCAACCAAACGAGCCATAGCCCTGATTACTGTCCTTCTGCTAGTCCCAGTCAGTTTGGCCAAGTGTTCATATGATGTTGTTAGTTGCTGAGTGTCATTGTCCATGTATTGCAGGGCGTTAACCAGCACCGCAAGGGCCAAATTGTCCCCTCTCAGATACTCCAATGCCCATCTCGGTACTGGGATGAATTGCCCGCCAAACTTGCTCTTTGTCATGTTGTGCTCTTTCTTTTGTTGTGTTAGTCTTGTTATTAGTCGGGGTCCCCTTCTCCCTGATAGTCCAATCTTCGGATGTGGGCGCTGTGTCTGCGGCGGTGGTGGGTTTCTTCCCCTTTTTCCTACCACCGCCCCACAGTCTTTAAGGAAATACGAGGGCGATTTCCTGTGGGGTAAGAATCATTGAAGAGTGTGTGCCATCCTCGTAGGTAAGCACCATATGAACCATTGTAAGCCTCTCTAAGGCCTCAGAAGTGAGAGAGGGCCTTGACCTACCAGAAGATGCTTTTGACACCGCTACGGGGCTCTCAGTGGCCTTAGCGGGGATTGTAGGGGTAGGGGTGTCCCCCTCCACCTCAATAGGGACTAACCCATTGGTGAGGTCTAAAATGGTCATTCCCAAGGAGTCCGCCAACAGGACTATTTCCTTAGTTGTTTCAGTTGGGTCATTTTGCTCGTTCTCATCCCACAGCAAAAGAACCTTAGCCTTTTTGTTAAAATTAAAAGCATCTAGGAGCAGACTATCCACCTTAGTAATTGTGTTAGCAGCCTGACCTAGAGCAGTCGGTATGCGTCCAGTCTCTGTGTAAATTGTGAAGTCTGCGGAGTAATCCAGCAACCAATCCAATACTCGTGCTTGACCAGCCGTGGGTTTACCAGTCCACAAGTAGTGAAACTTTGCGCCCTCTTTAACATCACCAAGACCCGCCTCGATGACGTTGTCTGATGAGTTGCCTGTACCTGCAATCAGGTATTCCATGTTGTCTCCTTTTTATTTTAGTGAACGTTTATTCGCCCAATCTCCCAACAAGGTTAGCAACCTTAGTACCGCATGGCAACCCCCAGCCAAAGCAGACACCGCAAGCCCTGCAAGCCAACGGTCATCAAAGGGCAAAATAAAGGTGGCGGCGTAAGATAAGACAATCCCTGCCAATACCTTTACCCACGGCATAGCCTCTCTCGGGGTGACCGCGTCCAACAATTGCATCACTTTGTAAACTGCTAGTGCACAAATTATGTAGGTCATCATGTCCTTAAAACTTTGCAGTGTCTACTAACTTAGCCTGCCAGGAATCCAATCAAATGTCAAGTCAGTACTGATATCAAAAATAGTGGTGTCAATAAGCATACTAACAGGAAGTATTCTGGGGAGAAGGGTAGTCACAGCATCCTATTCG